TTTTTTGATCGCGTAATCGAGAACCAAAACCTAATTATAAGGAACTACAAGTTGATGCAGCTATATGATCCCAACCTATCTCGACAAAGCAGGAAGAAGGTAGATTATGTATTTGATAATCTAGGATACGAGTTTAACAGAACTGAGTTCATTAAAATGATGAATGAGGATGGTTTCGGGGTATTTAACTGGACCGACTTATTTGCTACGATGAACCGATTCTCTGTTGACAAAGCACTGAGAAACAAGTAGAATAGTCTAAGAGGTGGACATGGAAAAAGAAAAGGTAACCTTTTCTCGGTATGGCAAATCGTTTCAAGAGCAATTGTGTATGGTCATTCTCGATGACCGTCCTTTTGCCGATCAAATAGAAGAAGTCCTTGACGTTAGCTTTTTAGAGCTTCGATACCTCAAGCTTTTTCTCAAAGTAATATTTCAATACAGACAAAAATATGGGGTTCACCCATCGCGATCAATCTTGGGCACCATCTTGCGTTCAGGCATCGATGATGAAAATGAAATGACTCAACAACAGGTGCGAGAATATTATGCTCGCGCAATGTCTGCTCGTTTGGAAAATCAAGAGTACATTAAAGATACTGCTCTTGATTTTTGTCGCAAACAGAATCTTAAATCAGCCATGATAAAGTCCATAGGACTTTTGCAGAGTTCATCGTTTGATGAGATAGCAGTTGTGATCAACGACTCACTCAAGCTCGGCGCCGATAACAACGGCGGTTATGACTGGAAGAAGGATTTCGAAGAGCGCTTTAAACCTCGGTTCAGGAACCCTGTCACTACCGGATGGCCTCTCATCGACGACATATGCCAGGGAGGACTTGGACAAAAGGAACTCGGGGTAGTGATAGCCCCGACGGGCGCTGGTAAATCCATGGCCCTGGTACACCTGGGAACCCAAGCTCTTAAAGAAGGCAAGACGGTGGTTCATTACACGCTAGAACTACAAGATACGGTGGTGGGCTCTCGGTACGATAGCTGCTTAACACGGATTGAGTTGGGCGATTTGATGACGTTTAAAGAAAAGATTTATGAAGAAGTGCAAGACATTGAGGGGCAACTGATCATCAAAGAGTATCCGACCAAGTCAGCATCAACTCACACTCTTAAAACACACCTAGAACGTTTACGTATGAAGGGTGCCTCTATCGACATGGTTATAGTAGACTATGCGGATCTGCTGCGACCCGTAACCGCCCAGAGAGAGAAGCGTAATGAGCTTGAATCCATCTACGAAGAGCTTCGCGGTCTGGCGCAAGAGTATAAGTGTCCTGTATGGACCGCTTCCCAGACCAATCGATCCGGCCTGAACGCCGAGGTCATAACTATGGAATCGATCTCTGAGGCATTCAACAAGTGTTTCGTTTCAGATTTTATATTTAGCATTTCACGAACCACTGATGACAAACTGACAAACACAGGAAGAGTATTTATTGCTAAGAACCGCAACGGCCCTGATGGTATAATATATCCTCTCTTTATGGACACGAGTACGGTTTCCATAAAAGTATTAGAGCCCAGCGAAGATGATGAGGTCGAGGTAAGCCCACAAGCGCAGAAACAAAAGTTGGCCGAGAAGTATAAGAAGTTTAAAAATGGGAGTAGATAAAATGTATACCGAAGAAGAAGTGCGCTCCGCGTCATTGGAGTATTTTAATGATGACGATCTGGCTACCAATGTTTTCATGACCAAGTATTGCTTGCGCGATAACGAGGGAAACTTTGTCGAGAAGACTCCGCACGATATGCATGTGCGCATGGCTAAAGAGTTCAGCCGCATGGAGAATAAGTTTGGGGAGAGTGCCCTGAGCGAGGAAGAGGTTTTATCTTACTTTAAAGACTTTAAATACATTGTACCACAGGGCTCACCCATGATGGGCATAGGAAACAATTATGTTAATGTGTCTCTATCTAACTGTGTCGTTGTGGATTCCCCGGCTGATAACATTAGTTCCATTGTGGACGGCGGAAAACATCTTGCCAACCTATTTAAACGTCGTTGCGGAGTGGGGCTGGACATTTCTAATCTTCGCCCGGAGAACGCGGCTGTAAACAACTCGGCGCGCACGACTACTGGGGCGTGGAGTTTTGCTGATTTCTATTCTTACGTCTGTCGCATGATAGGGCAGAATGGCAGGCGAGGTGCCCTGATGATCTCCATGGATATCCGCCATCCCGACATCACAAAGTTTGTGACCATGAAACAAGATCTGGTGAAAGTAACAGGCGCTAATGTATCGGTGAAAATAAGTGATGAGTTTATGAGAGCCGTGGAAAACAAAGAAAGCTTTACTTTACAGTTTCCTGTTGACTCTAAGAACCCTACCCATGTTACCGAAATCGAGGCGGAGACACTTTGGAACGAGATCATTGAGTCAGCCACCGCGACAGCGGAGCCTGGACTTCTAATGTGGGACAATATAATTAACAACCTTCCGGCCGAGTGTTATAAAGACGAAGGGTTTCGTACACTTACAACCAATCCTTGTGGCGAGATTCCTCTTTCAGCCTACGATAGTTGTCGTCTTATCTCGCTCAACCTTAAGCACCTGGTGCGTAATCCGTTTGGCCCCAAGGCGTCTTTTGATTTTAATAAACTTAAAGAGATAGTGTCGGTGGGGATGCGCCTCTCAGACGACTTGGTAGAACTAGAAATTGAAAAGCTTGAGGCCATTAAGAAAGTGTGCGACACTGCTAGCGAGAAGGAGCTATGGAGTCGTCTGTTGCATGCGTGTACACAAGGACGACGCACAGGACTCGGGACACATGGACTCGCTGATGCCATGGCGCGCCTAGGATTGGCCTACGATTCTGACGAAGCGATCGAAATCATCACACAAATTTATGAGACGATCCGAGACACAGCCTATCTGGAAAGTATCTACCTGGCCCAGGAGCGAGGAGCGTTCCCCGCATTTGACTGGGAAAAAGAGAAAGAAAACTCATATATCAAAAGGCTCCCAAAAAATCTGTCTGAAAAAATTGAGACTTTTGGACGTCGAAACATTTCTATTCTCACCAATGCTCCGACTGGTTCTGTCTCTATTATGTCCCAGACATCCTCGGGACTAGAGCCGGTTTTTAGGAACTCTTATGTGCGACGTCGCAAACTGTCTCACAACGAACAACACCTAGAGGCGGACTATATTGATGATACCGGAGACAAGTGGTTGGAATATGAAGTATTTCATCACAATGTGAGAGAGTATTTAAAAATGTTTGACACAGATACTCTCCCGGACTTTTTTGTACAGTCGAGCGATATAGACTGGTCTAAGCGCATTGCGGCGCAGGCAGCAATCCAGCGCAGTATCGATCACTCTATTAGTTCCACCATCAACCTGCCCAAGGGCACAGATCCCGCCGTAGTGGGTCAAATCTACATGGAAGGCTGGAGGGTCGGCCTTAAGGGTGTTACGGTCTATGTGGAAGGGTCCCGATCGGGGGTTCTCTTAGAAAAGGGGAAGGAAAGATTTCCACACCACACTGCTCCTAAACGCCCCTTGGAACTAGAGTGTAACATCCACCACACCACGATCCAGGGAGAGAAGTGGATTATCTTGGTAGGACTCATGGATGGCAAGCCCTATGAGGTGATGGGGGGCCTTTCTAACTTGATAGAGATTCCGCGCGATAAGGCGGAAGGATTTTTAGTCAAAAACCCTCGAAAAACGATAAATTCAATTTATGACCTAAAAGTAGGAAAGAACGGGGACACTGTTATTATTAAGGATCTGGTGCGCGTGTTTGACAACCCAAACCACTCTGCCTTCACTCGGATGATTTCCCTGGCCCTGCGTCACGGCGCAAATATTCAGTTTACCGTGGAGCAACTCCAAAAGGACAGAGATTCCGACATGTTTAGTTTTGCTAAGTGCGTGGCCCGAGTATTGAAGGGATATATCCCAGATGGACAGACAGCAACCGAAAAGACTTGTACTGAGTGTGCCACGGCGGGTCTTATATATGTGGAAGGCTGCGTGACCTGTAAGAACTGCGGCTTTGCCAAGTGTGGATAAAGGAGAAAAAATGACATTTACACCAGTTAATAATCACCTATGGGTGAGAACCATTGAGGACGAGGAAACAGAAGAGAGCGGCATTTTGCTGCCGCAAGATTACCGGCCCGCAGATAAGGCTTTCGCCGCAGTCCGCGTTTTGGGCGCGCCAATGGAAGCGGCGTGGATGCCCGGTACCGTCCTCGTTGTGGAGGCTCAAATGCTTCGAGATATCGAACACGGCCCGCACACTTTCACCGTGGTTAAGGAAAACTATGTGATCGGGGTCCTCTCATAGAAGCCCCTGAGTTAAGTGCTGAAAAGCTTGTCATTGGATATAGTTTAGAGGCTTTGCAGTTTGCTAAAGCTCATAACGCGATGATTCTTATTAATGGAACCACCACTCCTCACTCCGTTGCGGATCGAGAGGGGGAAAACCAATGGTATCGTTTGACTTTTGAGTTAGGAATGCGAGGACTGTCGCCGATCCCCTCATCGATAGAAGGGATACGCATCGCAGACAGCGTGGCAAACGTGACAACGGAGTTCTATCGACTTATCAAAATACATTTTAAAGAGCTGTATATATTTGATATGGAGCTAGTGGGCGGAGTGCCGGTGGAGGAAAAGGTGGAAGAGTATATAGTGTATGATTGGTTTGATATTAAGAGAGGGGCGAAGCAACCCCCCTGTAAGATCCTAACCTCCGCGGATTTTGTTAAAGAACTGGTTTTTTATCCCTCGGCAAGAAAAGACGGGAATGATGGCTCCTTTAAGGACTGCTACACTAAGTCATACATACTAGCTCACCAGCTAAATGAGTTTGAGTATTCCGAAACAGCCGCTAAGCTAACGACGCTGCGGCTTATTAAAGAGAACGGCATCCGCGGCCCGTCGCGTCGCTCTAGAGAGCGGGAGCACTATCTTAATCTTGTCCTTGAACACAATAGACGTGAGTCACACAAAAACCACAAAGTATTTATCCATGCGGATGAATTGCCGGCTAACATTTATCTTTGCAATATCACAGAAGAATGGAACTAGGGGCCCAAAAGCATCACTCCTTCCACCTGGCTGGCATCATCCCGGTGGCAGCGTCGACGGGCGAGTTTAACTTACCGGGTCACGATGTACTGATGCCGGTCGCACCCGACTTCAAGCTTATTGAGGCAGCAGTGGCCGAATGCTCCTACGCTGGGTGTGAATCTATCTGGATAGTATGTAATGACGATATTGCGCCCCTTATTAAACACACCGTAGGAGACTGGGTAGAGGATTTATATACCATTGAGAAGGGAAAGTATGTGACGTATCCCAAAGAACATCATGTTTCTATTCCAATCTATTATGTTCCTATTGAGCCCAAGCACCGGGACAAATACGATTGCTATGCGTGGTCCATCCTTCACGGGGCGAACGTGGCTTATTGGATTTGTCGGAGACTCGGGCGTTGGATAATCCCTGATCGCTACTATGTGAGCTTTCCGTTTGGACTGACAGATTTTCAGGAGATAAAGAAAGCCAAGAGACAGCTGACACGCAGTGAGTCATATTACTTTTCCCACGAGGGAAAAACCGTCTGTGACGGGGTGCCCCTAAGCTTCACCTTTGATGCCACAGAATGGCGGCGCGCCCGAGACGTGATTAAATCCAATTGTCGACTCTATTATCCCCCCCTTGAAGGAGAGCAAATGCCCAGCAGGATGCTCCCTCCGGAGGAACGACGAAAGTCTAGGCATTTCAAACTCTTAGATGTGTTTAAGGGTGCGGATCTATCGGAAGCAATAATAAATGAACTTCCTTGGTTTTACGACTTGACAACGTGGGCTCAGTATAGTAAACTA